CAATCAGAAACCTCAAAAATTTTATTAATTTCTACTGCAAATGGTAAGAATAATAAATTTTATGAAATATTTAATAAGGCAATACAAGAGGAAGAAAATCCTGAATTAGTTGAGGAAGGAGATGAAAGATGGAAAGCCGTAAGAATTGATTGGTGGGAAATTGAGCGTAAAGGCTATAAAACACCGGAAGCATTTAAGAGAAGTATGATTAAAATTCTTGGTAGTGAAGAAGCATTTAATCAGGAATATGGTAATGAATTCTTAGAAGAAGGTGGAACAACAAAAATATTTTCCGAGGATAAATTGAAGAAATTTGAAGAATTGAGTAAAGATAATCCTCCTTTATTACTATTAAAAAATGGTTTATATAAAGTATGGAAGAAACCTGTTGCCGGACATTATTATAGTATAGGTGTTGATTGTAGTGAAGGTGTTGGTAAGCATAATTCGGTTGCAGTTGTATTAGATGTAACAAATCCATTAGAAGTTGAGCACGTTGCAACTTTTGCAGATAACAAGCATATACCAGCAGAATTTGCAAATGTTTTGATGGAAATGTGCGGACAGTGGGGTAATCCTCCAATTTTAATTGAGTATAACAATGTAGGTCAAAGTGTTATTAATTCATTAGAAAATGCACATAAATATCATAGAATTGTATCATATTTTCCAAAAGCTGGTAAAAATATGTCAGTTGATAGAAGAAAGGGTGTATATTCTCATACTAATAGTAAGATGAATAGTGTTGGTAATGTAAGATATTATGAAAAGGCATACAAAGGATTTAAGACATATGACCCAAAATTAATAGCAGAATTGCACGATTTTGTGAAACATCCGAACGGTGCATGGAAAAGAGTTGTTGATGAGCGTGGAGGTAGTATGGTTAATGATGACCATGTTGATGCTTTACTGTGGGCATATTTCATACTTCATGAGGATATTATTGAAGATTATTATAATGTAGAACAGAAAGATACCTCTGGTAAAGCGGTAAAGATATATGATCCAAGTTCTGATAGAGTAATAAGAAAGGATAGTGATTTTGCGGATGTTATAGTTTTTGCTGCAAAAAACGATGATGTATATGATGATAACTTGGAACACTTATTGGGGAGTGGTTGGACTTTTGTGTAAAATAGGTTTTGTATCTAAAATTTACTAAGTATCTAAAAACCTAATTTAATTAAACTATGGCAAGACAAATACAATCTCCGGGAGTCGAAATTAGAGAAATTGACCAATCTCTAATCACAAATACAAGCACAGGCACAAATATTTTCGTTGCTGGTTATGCACCACAAGGACCAACAGATGAAGTTATTCAAGTAACTTCTGTTGATGATCTTCAAAGAATTTATGGTGTTCCTTCTAATGCTGCTGAAAGATATTTTTATTACAGCGCAAAAACTATTCTAGATCAAAGCAATGCAACCTTAAGTGTTTCTCGTTTACCGTATGATTATGGTATTGGAGATACTACTCAATACTACAATGCATTACAATATGGTGTTGGTATTGATTTGAGGAATCAATCACTAACATTAACTTCCGTAGATATTAGTGGAAATGATGTTGACATAACCAATTATGGAGAAACTGTTGAATCTTTAGGTATTGTTCCTGGAGGTATTTTAAAATTTATTGATCCGTATAGTTTTGTAGTTACTACTGGATATGTAATAAGTGCAAGCGGGTATTCCATTACGGTGTCTGGGTTTGATAATATAGCAGAATCTTCTGCTGAGGTTATTGCATTTACAAATAAAGCAGTATTATCTTTAAGTGCGGATTATAATACTGCATTAAGTGGATTTGTAATTACTAAACCTATTCACGAAAAAGTATCTAAGGCTACTTATGATGAATATAAAGATGGAACACATATATGGAGAACAAAACCTTATGAGTCTAGTAATTTAAAAGATTCTATTGTTGTTTTCAACAAAAATAAAGATATAGTTGAGCCTAATTTTAGTGGTTACTATGTATCTATTGCTGATAATAGCGTTGTTTCTCCGGCATCTACAGAAATTTTTGATGCAGCAGAAAACATTTTTGTTAATGGTTCTACATACCCAACAATTACTTATGGATTAAGCGGTGGAACTGCATTCTTAAGTGGTGCAACAGTTTCTAATTGGACTGAATTAAATCAAGTATCATTTGATTCTAATATTTCTACTGGTGCATATGATTTCGAGCTAACATCTGCGGTAAGTGCGGCATCTAATACCGATAGCGTATCCGAAGTGATTTCAAATATCCCATCATTTGATATTGGAACAAATGAATTTAAAGATACTATTATTGTATCAGTATTTAAACTTCGTCCAAGTCTTTTTGGTCAAGACCCAAATAAATTGGATTACGTATTAATTGAATCCTTCGTTGGTTCTCTTGATTCTAATAGAAAAATTAACAATGTTAATGGCGGTGCTCCTATTAATTTCTTCATTGAAGATGTGGTTAATGATGGTTCTACTACTATTGAGATGTATGTTAATCCTTATCTTTCTGGTAAGAGTGAAGATGTTGCTAAAAATGTAGTATGGAGTAATGGATTGAGCGGTTCTAATGAACCAAACCGTTATGTTAGAGTTTTATCTGAAAAATCATTTAATGATTTAACTGAAATTCCTTCTAATAGTCTTTCAACTTCAAAAATTGTAATTTTAAAATTAAGAGCCAACGCACTTTTTAACATTGGTAATTATCAATCAAAGGTTGTTCAAAATAAATATATTGGAAGCGTTCCTACTAAATTGGAAAGGGTTCTTCGCAAACTTGAAAATAAAGACCTTTATCAAATTGATGTTGTTGCTGATGCTGGTTTATCAACTATCTTTGCTAGTATGGCATTTGCTGATCTTGGGTGGGTATATAGTGTAGAGGGTTTCTTTGATGATATTTATTACGATACAGCGGCATTAGATGATAGTCTTTATGATGAATCTGGTGATATTGGTGGAAATGAAATTATTGCAAATTGGAAGACTGTAACAGACACTTTCATTAATTTCGCAGAAAAGAATCGTAAAGATGTATTCTTTATTTCTGATGCCCTAAGATATATTTTTGTTCAAGGTAATACTCCTACATTGAAAAATGAGGACAAGACTTTCTCTCAACATATTACAAAAGCATTGAGAAATATTTACGGTCCTATAAATACATCATATGCTGCTACCTATGCAAATTGGGGTAAAACTTATGATGGAGTTAAAGATAAATATTTCTGGTTGCCTCTTTCTGGACACATTGCAGCACTATTAGGTAGAATTGACCAAAATCAATTCCCTTGGAGTGCTCCTATGGGATTAAATCGTGCTATTCTTTCTGGAATTGTTGAACTTGCAATTTCTCCTAATCAAAAAGAAAGAGATCAACTTTACCGTATTAATATCAATCCTGTTGTTAATTTCCCAAATGATGGATTAACAGTATTTGGTCAAAAGACACTTCAAAAGAAGCCTTCGGCCTTTGATAGAATCAATGTTCGTAGATTGTTCTTATGGTTAGAAAAAAGAACCGAAGAAGTTGCAAAATACTACATTGGTGAACCTAATACAGTTTATACCAGAACTCGTTTCAAGAATACACTTACTCCTATTTTTGATCTTGCAAAAAATAATGAAGGTGTTTATGAATATCTCATTAAATGTGATACTACTAATAACACACCTGATACAATTGATCAAAATGAACTTCATGCATTAATCTACATTAAACCTGTAAGAACCGCTGAATTTATTGTAATTGATTTCGTTGCAACTAAAACTGGTGCAACATTTGGAGAAAATGCTTAACCTTTAACCGAACGTCTCGCCACAATGAGATACTAGACCCAACTTTTTGAAAGGAGAGTTGGGTCTTTTTATTTCTACACTAAATAATTAAAAATAACATGGGAAAAATATTACAAGAAGCTTTACCGTTAAAAATTGCCAAAAAATACACAAAACTTGGAAGGGGTTATGAAAAACCTAGAGAAGGTGTATTTAAGGGTCGTGATAGAATAGTATTGCCCGATAAGATAACTGCAAAAGAATTGAATCTTACTAACTATCCCATTTTTATCACTATTCAGAATTTTTTAATTAAAAATAATTATATTACAGATAAGGATAATTACGTTAAAGGTTTATGTTTTAAAAAGAAAACAAAACCAGATGGAACTTCTATTGTTGATTATAATAATCCTACAAAAATTGGAAAAGTGTTGGAGAAATATGATACCGAATACGTTATTAGAACCAATGCAGAGGGAAATGAAGTTAAAGTTAAAAAATATTTAGATACTTTTACTCATGATCCTATAAGAATGGGTAAAGATAGAACGTTAAGAATTATTGTATCTAGGCATCCTTATGATGTTGCTGGAATGTCAACTGATAGAGAATGGAATAGTTGTATGAATTTGGGAACACAATTTATTAATTATCCAAATGTTCCTCATAATTCTAATGCTGGAATTAATAAAAGATATGTAGAGAATGATATTACTCATGGTGCATTAATTGCCTATCTTGTAGATGAAGAAGAAAAAAACTCAAAAGGTAAATTTACAATCAAAAGACCTTTGGCAAGAATTTTGTTAAAACCTTGGCATTTAGATGAAAAATACGATACAACCGATGAAACTGAAATAGCATATGATATTGGGTATCCATATAGAAATAATATCGGAAATTGGAGAAGTGTATTAGAAAAATGGGTTGACGGCGTGTTGAACAAAGATATACAAGATGGAAGTTATCATTTTTCTGATGAATTATATAATGATCCTAATGGCAGTATTAAAAATTTTGATGTTATAACTAGTGATGAATATGGAGAAGATGATGAAGATAATGAAGATAATGAGCCATTATATACTGATGAAGAATATACTAGATTAATAAATAGAGATTTAGTTCAATATTGTAGAGACAATTCGACAGACGATTATAGTGTTGTATTTGATGATGTAAGAACTTCTCTTAATGATAGAGAAGGTGAATATACTTTAGTTCGTCCGGTTATAACCGTAAAAATGTCAACCATAGAATTAGAATTAAAATCTGGAAGGGTTAAATTGGATGAATTATTAAAAGTTGAGCCAAAATTGAAGCAAATTTCTTATGATTATTATAGATATATTACTAGTATTGTTGATAAATATATCGTTGATCGTGGTAGAACTATGAGAGGAAATAAAATAGGTTTTGGTGCGAATATTTATGATTTAAATATTTACGATGATACGGTAGAAGTATCTTTTGAATATAGTATTGATGGGTTTGGATTGGATATTAGTTTTGATTTTAATGATGAATTTTTTGACGAAAAAATTGCATATAAAGATGTTATTAAAGCATATTTTATGACATGTATATTGTATGATGAAGAATTGAAAGGTAAATTGTTAGACGATCATAACGATACAAATTTATCTTCAAAAATTATTCAAAATAATTTATCTTTAACTAAGAATATGACTTTATTAGGTCGAACATCAAATGTTTTAGTTTATGATGAAAAATTTCAAACGGTTAAATATGTATTATCCTTAAATGAATATAAATTTAATGATGCACTTTCTCCTTACATTAAAACCTCAAAACAAATGCATGAAATGCAAATTGAATTTTATAAATTCTTAGAATCAAAATTCGGAGAATGGGTTGCAGATGGAATACAAATACATTTTTCTTCTTATGATAAAGGTAATATTGGAC